CTTGCGAAAGCAATCGGCTCACCTCCAGTTAACATTTTTAAGATTTACTTACAATAGCACCACCGATCAAGGTGGGAAAGCGAGAACCGTATAAAATCACGATGAAATTAAACTTCGTTAACACAATACAAGCGTTAGCTTTATATGTTGTCAAAAAGCATCATTCCATTCATTTAATTTATAAGGAGTACGCTATAATCAATCTATGAGTGATTAAATTTACTAATAAATTTTATTTGCGATTACAGACAAATGGTCCAGTTTGAACTCTTTCGAGATACAAAAGGATCTATGACTGATATAAAGCTTTTATATTTAAAGTAGATAATTACCAAACATTGATTGACCCATACATTAGCACCAACAAACAAGGAATTCCGAAAGAACTTCATGACCTTGGTCATTTAATTAATTCAGATTCCGTTTGGTTGCGAGTGATCATGACAGTATTACGTTTGTTTGAATCCATAAAATTAAAACCTAAATTTGACGAATCATCTATAACAGGTAGATATATTGGTAAACCAATAGAACCTATCCTATTAGATTTTAAGTCATTTCTAGATTTATGGTTTCATAAATTCGGAAAACAAATACGTTGTAAGCTAATGTTATCCAAGTTAGTATGTCACGAATTAAGCTTTCGTTTTAAAAGTGGACCAATGGGACCATCGATTCTAACCGCTCATTTATGAGCATTAGCTATACAAACAAATAAAGAATTTTCTAAGATGTTCTGAGAATATGGTCTTTTGACCGCTTCATCAGATATTCGTCGACAATTTGAATTTGCTGTTAACTTATGTATAAATGTTGAGTCAACTGAAAAGTTGATCATGGGAAAGATATCTTTAGCCTCAGAGGCCGCTGGTAAAACGAGGCTATTCGCTATCTGTAACTTTTGAGTCCAATCGTTACTTAAACCTTTACATAATGCTTTGATGGAAACATTAAAGTTATTTGTATCGGATGGAACATTTGACCAAATCGGACAATTTAATAGAATCCTTACGGAAACCAGAGGTATCACTACATATTGTTTCGATTTAACAAAAGCTACGGATCGTTTTCCAATAAAATTACAACAGCTATTGCTGGGAGTAATTGTTAATGAAAATTTTGCAAAATGTTGAGTACAACTTATTAGTTACTTTCCTTTCATTCATAATAACAAAAGTTATTATTGATCGGTCGGTCAACCATTAGGTGCATTCTCTTCTTGAGCAATGTTTGCATTAACACATCACTTAGTAGTACAGTATTGTTATTTCAAAGTAACTAAAAAGTTAAAATGATTTAATCAGTATGCATTACTAGGAGATGATATTGTTATTTGACATTCCAAAGTGGCAGAATTCTACCAACAGTTCATGAATGATATTGGGGTTGAAATCAATTTTACAAAATCCTTTGTTGGATTATCCAACTCAGGAGAATTTGCTAAAAGACACTTCCTCAATGGTCAAAATATATCAGGTTTTGGATACGCTATGGTTAAACGAGCACATGCTAGTTTACCCGAGTGAATTCGATTCCTTGAAATACTTGAATCTGAAGGTTTTCTTTCTACTGGAGCTACTCTGTTGTTACCCGGATCAGGAGACAAAGCACTTGCTAAGTCAACTGAATCCGAAGTTACTTGATTATGAACACTCAGAAACTCCTTCGCTGATAAACTATTTTTAGTATATCATGACGTTGTATTTTCTTATTCAGATCTTATGGAACATTATGTTCTTCAAAGAATTGAATTGTTGAATAAACAAGCAACTTCTTCATTGGACTATAAAGATTTTCTTAAGCTTTCGCGAAAGATAATTAAAATATCCCAACGTCGAGGTGTAGCAGTAAAGTTAAGCTGCTTGGACATTAGTTTCGTCGATGACGAATTAGTAAGCCATCCGCTCGTACGTTATTTAAATCTTCGTAATAATCTCATTTGAGACAAAGTCGAGTATTTCTATACCGTCATTCAGGATAGTTTATTCTCTCAAACGAATATTTTAGAACTTTGTTCTTATTCGAAAGAGGAATATATTCCATCGTTGAATTTAGATACATTCTTTACTGAAGATGTCAATCAATTAAAACATAAGATTAGGACTAGTGTACAATATAAAGCAATTAAAGGCTTGATGAATGCCCATAAAGATCATATATAAACGGAAGGGGTATACTTCCACCTAATCTTTCGATTAGGGACTAACGCAGATGTGAGACAGATGTCCAC